GGTAATGCAGGAGCCGCCATAGGTGGTGCCCCTGGTGGAGCTATAGGCGGGAGTCCTGGTGGTAACATTGGCGGAGGTCCAGGAGGCATGCCTGGAGGCATACCAGGAGGGAGTCCCATTGCTGGCATTTGGGGCATGGGACCCGGCAACGGAGCGCCTGGAGCACCGGCACCAGGCCGGGGCATAACAGTAGGAGGTTTATTGCCTTGCTCAATCAGGGAATTTGCCTGACTAATCCAACGTCGCAATAACTCCATCCTATCGTCTGGAACCTTTTCAATTATCGCTAGATTGTATGCTTGCTGAAGTCGAGCAATTGCATATTCCAGATTCATATAAGGCTCTGGAGATACATACTCACCCTTCTCAACAAGGGATTCAATAATCATGTCTATGACTTCTATATAAGAAGTCTTCATTTTGTTTGCTTGTTCGAGATCTGGAAAGTCTAAAAGCTGGTGAGCTTCTTCAGTGGTAAAGAAACCATTCATGTGCATCTCTGCAACAGAGGCCAGCTTTGCAGCAGGAGTCTGTGGAAGAGAGCCAACAGGCTTAATCTGAATCACATACTCATCATCTTCTAGGCTGATGTCAGTCCACTTAACTTTCTCAAGGCCAGTCTTATTGTCAAAGCTGATAACCTTGAAAGGCGATTTCTCAGTATGGGAATCGCGGATAAGACGGATAATCTGTTCACTCATATCGAGAAAGAGTTGCTCATATGCTTGGCCTACAACCATAAATCTTTCTGACTCAATATCGGAAAATTCTCGAAGTGCTCGTCCTGATTCGAGACCAACTGGTTTTTTAGATTGTGCAGCGAGTTGGGAAATGCCAGTCATCTCGTAAGCCCTATCCACAAGCCTATCAAGGTGAGCAAACATTTCCCCAGATACAGAGCGGGGGACGAAAAATTGGGGAGGTGTACCACGGTACTTAATCGCTCCCCACACTCGATTATTCAGATGCGATTGAACAATCTTGGATGTATCTTCAATGAACACCTTGGGAGTAGCAAGGTGCATCTGTTCCTGGATCCTGGCTAGAAGCTTATTAATTTCTACCTGGATGCCTTTTACTTCTTTTCCGAGCCCATTGCCCCAGAAGCTTGATGGATTATCTGACCATCGAATAAAGGCAAATGGGAAATGGTCTCTCTCCCATGGCTCACTCAGCAGGGTTGCGCTATTTGTGCAAATAACGTGTCTACCGTCAGTAGCGTCTGGGCCACTGGGGAGGTGCCATGCCTCATGACATTCGATCATATCTGTATGACGATCATCATCCATCTCGAAAATTTCATCTCTGGATTCAGTTTCCATGATCTGATTGCGTTTGTCTGGAAACATCTCAGCCAGAACATGCTTTGAGACTTTTTTAGTCTGGAAAAGCTGACGAGGTTCATTCCCGTTTTCAACTTCAAGAGGATCAAGAGTAAGCTCATACGTTGGAACTCGCTCACCACTAACCTTTCCAAACTCATTGAAAAGCTTAATTGCTCCAGTTCCCATAATGCAGCAATCAAGGAATGCTCTTTGGGCAACCTTGTAAAGCCGCATGCTATAGAATTGCCCCTGCATGAGCTTCTTAAACATCTTTGCTTTACGCTTCTTGGAAAAGGAGCCACCTTCTGTAAGAAAGCTGACAGCAGGACGGTGCTTTGCAATTTTTGCCGTAGCTGCCTGACAGATAGAGTGAACGATATTGAAGGTAAGTCTTGGCTGATTCATTATGCTGTAAGGGGATGAGCCATGAGCATAGCGAGAATGGGGAGGCTTTCCATTGAATAGGCCAGCATAGGTGGCGAGATCGCGATAATAGGAGTCCTGCTCTTCGCGAAGAACACTAATAAACTTACTGATAGCAGAGTGAGCGTCTTCCTCCGCTTGCCACCAGAAGGCTTCTCCATAGATACCGTAACTCATTCAGCACTCCGCCATAGATAATCTTCATCAGTAAAACCAAGATCATCCTTGTCATCGACATTCACAGAGACATTAGACTGGCCCTCTGTCTCATCATACTTATTGAAATCAAAGCTCTGCGCTGGCTGCATTGCTGGTGCAGATGGTGCGAACTCAAGTTCAACTTCTGAGTCTTTATAGCGAACGACTCCAAATTCAGTGAGCATCTTAAGCATGCTCTTGAGCTTCTTAGTTGTTGGTACAGATTCTAGCTTCTTCTCAGTCATAACGGCTCCTAATTGTATAGGTCGGCTTCACTGTAGCCTATGCCCCATACATCAGGATCATACTGTTCTTGTTCTTGTTCATCAAGCAATCTTTGCTCCATCTGATCCTCAAGTCGCTTATACCACTCTATAGACCCCTTGATCGGCTCATCTTCTGCCTCCTCATAGAGATAGTGACGACTCTCCATCCAGGCATATAGGCAGGCATCTGAAAGGTGGTTATCAAATCGTTTATCCTCAGCAGTTCCGGCCTTGTTGAACTGAAGCTTGTCCCATTCAGTGAGAAGCTCCATCCCTCTTTTTATCTTTATTGTTGAGGCTTTAAGGTCAGAATTCATGAGCTTAATCATGCCAACCTTGTCACCAGTCTTCTTAGCTGGCTTAACAGGGATTCCAGACCTCTGCTTAAACTCTTCCAGGAGCATACGGGACGAGCCGCCGCCTGAATCCATGACTATGGATGTGAAGTTGTAGTCCTTCATGAACCGATGGATTTTGGATTCAACCTCAGACGTAAGCATCCGAGTTTGTTTAAATTCATCAATTACGTATAAAACTGGGTAATGCGGACTAAAAGCAACAACGACAAAGGCAGTCGCATCATGATAACCCAGGTCGATCCCGAGGATGTGCTCCCATTCGTTGCTGTCGGGTCTATCCTCAAACAGGTTTTCCTGGCTGTAGCCGTAGACGATCTCTTGGTCGTCTCGAACCCAAATGCCGAGGTACTCGCGCTTATAGGACGGGTCCTCGGGGTCCAAGATCCCATTGTCGATGTCCTTCTGGATAGCGCGGACGGCATGCTTCATGTAGGGGTTGTCTTTGACTGTCCACCTGTGAATTGAGAAGTTATAGGTTCCCTTCTCAGTAATATCGTAAAAGAATCCATGACATAGGCTGTTCGGGGTAGAGATCATAACAAGGCTTCCGTCCCTATCCAGCAGGGCCGGAGTAATAACCTCGTTCACCAATTCCTTCAGGTTAATATTAAAGAAGGCTGCTTCATCCAAAACGGCCAGGCTAAAAGCAGCGCCCCGGAGCTTATCCACGTCACTGGCATCGTTGGCCCCGGTAAACATAATCTTGGATTGATTAGGAAACACAGCAATCAGGTCAGCGTTGTTGAACTTAATGTTCAGTCTGAATTGCTGGTTGGCTTCCTTCAGTGAACTCCATAAAATACGCTTGGCTGCTTCTCGGGTTCTGGCGATGTAGACACAGGTAGTACCCGCATCCTCCAGGGCTTCCTTGATTAGATACCTACCAGCGGCAAAACTCTTGCCTGACCGGCGACTGCATATCGCTGCTTTACGCTTTGAGGGGTCTGTAATGAAGTCAATCTGTTGGCTAAACAGGGTTTTACCAAGGTTGAGTGCATTAGATTGCTGAAGTCTCTTCTGGGCTCGGTTGGATGTAACCTTTCCGTCAACCCTGAGAGCCAATGCCTCGTACAGTTCTCGGTCTGTAAGCGTAATCTCAGGCAGCCCCACGAGTTACCCCCTGAGTCGAACTAGGGCACAGCATGTTATAGATAACAGAAGGCAGCAGATTGCTTGCAAACTTAACATTCCATCGCTGGCGAGCGTTCATATCCTGCATATGGTGTGTCCAGAATGTACAGAAAGTGGTTTCTTCCCTGTCAGGATAGATGCTTTCAAGTAATTCTGTAGCTATTCCATTGTTTCTAAACTTCTTTTTTATAAACATGAAGTGTAATAGCGGGGTATCTTCCAGGTTCCCGTAGGCTACCCATCCAATAATATGGTTCTCATCATCATCTGGACACCAGATCTTAACCTGCCCAGCCTTAACCAGGGAGTCAATCAGACATCTAGTCATGGCCGTTACCGTTTTGGTGGGGCAGCTGACTGTATGCAACCAGGAGTGATAGATAAAATCCTCATCAATCTTTCTTATGCTTCTAATCATTTAGCTTCCCTGAGTGCTTTCTTGCAGACACGCTTAAGATCATCAGTCGTCATAGACGCAATAGCGTCAGACTTAAGGGCTAATTCGATCTCAAGCAGCTTCTTCATTCCGTTGTAGCAGCTATCAAGCTTATTCATATCTTTGGGGTCCAGGTCTTCACCGGAATCTATCTTGTCCTTCAGTGAGCGGATCTGACTTTCAGTGATACTGAATAGGTCGCCCCAAAGTTTGTGCTTGTCCTGGGTCTGGAGGACCCTCACCTTGCGACCCTGGACTGAATAAGCACCGGCTGTGCGAGACTTCTTTTTTGTAGCTTCCATGAGGAAATTCTAGTCCAAGGCTTGTATGAAGTGCAACCATCGAATAGCATCATGGGGCAGGGTTACGGAGTAGACGACAAGGGCAATGCCCTCCTAAAGTCGGACACGCTACTCGTGCGTGCCTATCTGCTGGCCAACCTAGTCAGGCCAGAACACCAAGTTAGATTCCATTCACGACATCGGACGTAACCCCCCGTTGCTACACAGTACAGGTATCCAATCCTGCGGTTTCTAACTAGGTATTCCGGGGGGGGGTGTTTAAAGATCTAACTAACGCACTGCACAAAAGTCGAATTCAGAAAAAATTCATGGAGGGTACGGGTCGTAAGGGGCTAGCCCTTGAAAAGGGGGGCACCCCCCCTCCACAATCTTCTCCCAGCCCGCACTTCCAGCGA